ACCCATGCCACTACCTTTTTCTGGCTGGGGCCGTGGCGGTTGGAGTTCTGGCTCTTGGAACAGCTTACAAGTAGGCGTATCCGTTACAGGCGTAGCGGGTACAGGGTCTGTTGGTAGCGTAAGCACTACCAGCGGGGTTACTCAACCTGTCACGGGTGTAGCGGGTACAGGGTCAGTTGGCTCTGTAACGGTTATTGGCGCTGCTAACCTAACGGCTACAGGTCTGACAGGCACGGGGTCAGTAGGCTCTGTAACGGTTACTGGCGTAGCTAACATAGCAGCCACAGGGGTGAGCGGCACATCGGCTCTTAACACTGTTGTAACTGAGTCTGATGGTAATCTTACGGTACTGGGCCTTAATTCTATTGGGTCAGTCGGTGCAACCTCTGTATCATCAAACTCAGTAATTCCTGTAACGGGTGTTTCTGGAACAGGTTCAGTAGGTGCCTCTACGTCTAGGGTTGGTATTAACGCCAACATAACAAGTGGTGTGGTAGGAACTGGATCAGTTGGCTCTGTAACCGTAACGGGTCTAGCAAATCAAGCCGTCACAGGAGTTTCTAGCACTGGATCAGTTGGCTCTGTAGGCGTAAACCAAGAGTTCTCCGTAACAGGTTTATCTGGCACAGGCGCAGTAGGCACCGTTAGCGTAAACCAAGCGTTTGCCGTAACGGGCTTGTCGGCTACAGGCACAATAGGCACCGTTAGTGTAAACCAAGCATTTGCTGTTTCAGGCGTAGCAGGTACGGGGGCGGTAGGCGCTACAACTTACAATTTCTCCTACCCAGCCACAGGTGTGCTTGGAACTGGCGGTGTTGGCTCTGTAACTATAACAGGCGTAGCTAACCATACCGTTACTGGTGTAGCAGGTGCAGGGTCTTCGGGCGCTTCAACTATTGATTTTGGGTACTATGCCACAGGGGTAGCAGGAACAGGAGCTGTAGGTACTGTCAGTGTAAACCAAGCCTTTGCCGTTACGGGTGTATCTGCAACTGGAGAGGTTGGAAGTGACTTTTTTGTGTGGAATAGGATAGTACCAGCCAACAATGAACAATGGACCCCAATATTTGCTTAGATACTTATAACAGGAAAAAAGATTGCGGCTTAAAGACAATCACAGTATAAATACATCAACCCACCTAGTTTAGGAAACTCACATGGCTAGCACATATGGCAACGATCTTCGGATAGAAGAGATTGGAAATGGCGAACAGTCAGGTTCTTGGGGAACAACGACCAACACTAATTTAGAGTTGATTGCAGAGGCCCTTAGCTTTGGAACTGAAGGCATTACCACCAATGCCGATACGCATACTACAACAATTGCAGATGGAGCCACCGATCCAGGTCGCTCTCTGTATTTAAAGTATACAGGAACTCTAGACAGCACCTGCACTATTACAATTGCGCCTAATTCTATTAGCAAGACATGGTACATTGAGAACGGCACAAGCGGCTCTCAAAGCATTATTATCTCGCAAGGCTCTGGGGCCAACGTAACAATCCCAACAGGACAAACCAAGATCGTGTACTCAGACGGCGCGGGTTCTGGCGCAGCTATGGCAGAGATTGGCACTTTGGGCGTTACTAATCTTGCTGTAACTACCAACGCAACTGTTGGTGGCACTCTTGGCGTTACGGGAGTTTTAACAGGTACGTCATTAGATATTAGCGGCAATGTAGATATTGATGGAACTCTTGAAACGGACGCGCTTTCTATTAACAGTACAGCCGTTACGTCCACTGCGGCTGAACTAAATATTCTTGACGGCGTTACAGCTACAACCGCAGAACTCAACATTATGGACGGCGTCACTGCCACCACTGCTGAGTTAAACATTATGGACGGCGTTACGTCCACCACTGCCGAGTTAAACATTTTGGATGGCGTTACAAGCACTGCGGCTGAATTAAACCAATTAGATGCAATTACTCGCGGCAGCATCCTGTACGGCAATGCTTCTGGCGCAACGGCTAGGTTAGCTAAAGGAAGTGCCAATCAATTGTTGCAGTCTGATGGCACCGATATATCTTGGGCTACTGTTTCTGGATCAGACAGTCGGCAATCATATGTCACAAATGCTACTGTTGCGGCTAGAGCCGCAGTGTTTTTAAACAATGATGGAACGGTAGATCAAACGGCTTCTTTCCCACTTGCAGACAATGACGTTGTAGTCAGCACTTTTAGCGCCGAACTTGGTGGGACCTATGGCATTCAATATGAAGGTCATGTTGGTTCGTCAGCGTATAAAGATTCAGGTACTGTTGCAGACCGTAGACACGTAACAATTTACAAATACCGTGTTGGAACAAGTGCTGCGAATGCAAGGTATGTGGTTTCTGCTGTTGCTGCGGATGGGACAATGACCCACGGCACACCCGCTGCGTTTAACTCTTCGGGGCCAATGAATAATTGTAACGTAAAGTACAACGCCAACATAGACAGGTTTATTGCTGTTTATGATTACGGTGGCTATGAGAGTAGTGGTAATTATGGCGGTATTGCCGTTGCGGTAGGTACGCTAAACGCCAGCAACAACACCGTAGCTTGGACGCATACGACTAATCTTGGTAATGCTGGTAGTGGCGTGACACGCGGCTTTACTTACTACGATGCTATGAATAGTATAGAAAGCCCAACTTTTGACATTGCACAGGATGGCTCTCATCTCATGATGGCTCACATGGGTACTTACAACAACGAAGCTAATGAAAGCAACTCGTATCGCCTTTCCGTAAAAGTGGCAACTATCAACGCTGGCAACAACACCGCTTCTGGGGGAAGTTGGAAAGATGTGCTAAGTTCATCTGGTACAAAATATCAGAGACAGGGCACGTATCCTTCAAGTGTTCATTGGCATCAAAATTCTAGCCAATATATTGTGAATGCTGGTTCGGATGCCACTGGCACCCGATATGCTTATGGAGATCAGCAAGTTTTTCTGTTTACTGTAAGTGGCAATACACCCACACAAGTAAATTACGCCCTTGGGCCTTTAACAATGAGTGGACTTCAGGTAGGCGTAAACTCAGTTCCTCAAATATCATGGTACGATGTGACTAGCACAAAATGTTGGGGTATTGGCATTAATTCTAGCGCCACTACCAACAGCATTAATTCTGGTGGCGTTGCTGTTGGGCTTTATGAAATGACCGTTGGAAGTGGTAGTATTTCTAATATTAAAGGTAAACCTATTGCCTTGAAGGACACATCAAATTTTTCAAGTCTTGCAGCATCTAAAAGTGGCGGTAGCAATGCCATGGTAACCGCAAGTGTAGTGTATAATAGTAGTGGAACGGCTTATATGTTGTATAAACCGGGAGACACAAGTACTTCGGGCGGCATTGTTGCCGTTATAGAACTAGCTCACGATGAAACAGACGTTGGAGTATTGGTTTCTTTAAAAACTAATGGAGTAAGTTCAGACTACACTATTCCTTACCCCCAAGGAGGGGATTTTGTAACATACGACACTGGAAGAGACTTTTTGTTTACACTAGGCACGGATTTGTTTGTAGCTCAACAATCATCAGCTTCGGATTATCGAATTGTTGCTCAAACTATTAATGTATCAAACAACGGTAGCGGTTTAAATCCTATTGGAATACATGATAGTTCTTCAAGCGCATCAAGCGGAGACACTATAACGGTTGCACAGGCTGGTAGCGTAGTTTCTGGATTTAGCGGTCTTAAAATAGGTTCACCTTACGTTGCAGGGGGAAAAAGGATGGGGTATTCCATATCTGCGACTGAAGTGTTTGTAACCGCTGATGGTAATGGAGGGTAAGATATGTATATACCAGAAACACTTGTTCCTTTTTGGGCTTGGAGTTCAAACGATCCTAAATGCAAAACAAGACAAGCATCTTTTGAAGTTTGGCGTAACTTAAAGCTGAGCGAAAGTGATTTTATGGCTTTAAGCGATACGCCAACAATGTCTGCAGAGTGGGCAACATATCGACAGGCTTTGCGTGATTTACCGTCTAATGCGGATTACCCTGCAAATTTAACTGACCCGACATTTGTACCGCTAGACCCTAACGGTGAATAATGCCAGATATGAATGAGCGCGTCTCGGCGCTAGAACGGGATATGATTGCTGTGCAAACAGAAGTTAGAATACAATTTAAAGAGGTCTTTACTAGAATAAAGCGTCTTGAGACCGTTCTAATAGG